CTAGTATCTTGGGTATGTTGGGTGTTAATGTTACACCTGAGTCACTTCTCTCTAGAGGTTTCGGTGTTATTCCAAACAGTAACAATGAATTGCTATTCAATGCAGTGACATTGAGAGACTTCCAATTCAGTTGGAGAATGAGTCCAAGAGATGAACAAGAAGCACTAGAAGTGAAGAGAATTATTCGTTTCTTTAAGCAAGGAATGGCAGCAAAGACAATGGCAAGCCAAGCAGGTGAGAGAAGTTTATACCTAGGAGCACCAAACATCTTTAGACTTCAGTATCGCACTACTGGTGGACGTATTATAGAGGGTGTAAATAGAATTAAACCTTGTGCTATTGTAGGCACAGCAGTCAACTATACACCAGATGGTCAATGGTCAGCATACGATGAAGGTCAACCAGTGAGTTGCACTATAGCAATTCAAATGAAAGAACTCGAACCAGTATACGCAACTGATTATACTATGGATATACTTGGTGATAGAAGGTCTAAGGATGTAACGGATATTCCAGCACGTGACGGAGATCTTTATCAAATTAGACCCACGGAGGTAGGTTACTAATGTCTTATTTCAGAGAGTTACCAAATATATCTGCTGTCTCTTTACTACCAGGAAGAAAGAGAAGTGATGAAAGAGTTCTAGTCAAGAACATTTTCAAGAGAGCAAAACTTAGAACTGATATTGATTTTGCAATTACTGCATTTGATTTCAGAATGATCAAGGAAGGAGATAGACCTGATACAATTGCTGCTGTAGTATATGACGATCCAGAATTAGACTGGGTAATCTTGACTACTAATAACATTATCAATATGAGAGATCAATGGCCATTAAGTAACAACGATCTTCATAGTTATATGTTAGAAAAGTATGGTTCTGAGACAGCACTTTTAGAACCTCATCACTATGAAACAAGAGAAATCAGAGATAGTTTTAATAGAACTGTTTTAGATAAAGGTCATGAGGTTGATGAAGATTATACTTTCACATACGTGACATTAAATGGTAGCACTGTAACCACAGATAAATCTAGATATGATTCTATACAAGCAGATCCTGATTACGATGATGCTTATAAAAGAACTTGGATCTTATTAGCAGACAAAGCAGCAGGTCCAGTTAGCAACTTTAAATATGAAACACTACAGAATGATCGTAAAAGAATCATCCGTATCTTAAAACCAGAATTCGTTGGTGGTTTCGTTTCAGATATGAGAAACATTATGAAGTATGAAACTTCTTCTCAGTATATCAACAGAACCACCAAGGCAACATATAACCCAAGAGAATCTGGGGTATAAAAAAACCCTCCTTGCGGAGGGCGTAAAGGTCAGGAGTTGACCAGTTTAGCAAAGTAGTTGAGGGAGTCATCTTCCTCTTCTGTGTTGCTACCTGTGATATCAGGGTCATTGAATGACTTACTGCGACCTTCACTCATGTCTTCATAAGTTGCACCAGCAGCACTGGGTTCAGTGTAATCGCCACGACGCTCACGCTCCCATTGTGCTTCTTGCTCTTGAGTTTCACGGTCCTGCATCTTAGGTGTGCCCTTGAGTCCAAGAGCATACTGCAGACGCTTTTCAAGTGCAGCATAGTCCTTGAAGTTCTTAGGATCAAGGAACTCATTCAAGTCATAGAGATTGTTATAGAGTTTCTCTAGACGGTCATCATCATCGAACAATGCGCTAGGCTTGTCGAACTCAGACTTATCATAGTTCTGATAACCTTCAACCTTACGGATCTTCAGTTTGAAGTTTGCACCACTCCAGAAGTCGAAAGGATTGATGGGTTCTTCGTCATCGAACTCAGGCTTCATTGCTTCCATGATCTTATCATGGATCTTCTTACCATACTTATAGAGGAAGACTTTACCTTCGTTTTCAGGGTTAGCAGGATCATTAACAACATAGATGTTGCTGTAATATGACAACTTACGCTTCTGCTTACGTGCTTGCTCCTTACCAGAGTCAGTGCCGTTGTTCCAAAGAGTAGAGTTGTACTCAGAGATAGGGCACTTCTGACCCAGAGTAGTCAAAGAATTTTCAATGAACCATCCGCCAGGACCTTGGAATGCATGGGTATAGACTCGTGCCCAAGGCAGTTCATTACCTTCTGCTTCAGGAAGGAAACGAATGACAGCGTAACCATTACCAGTCTTATCGACTGATGGTTTCCAGATACGCTCGTCTGCACCGTTACCTTTTTCGTTGAGTTTCTCGACAGACTTAATCAGTTTGTCGGTAAGGGAACCAGTGCGTGATTGCTTTTTAAGATTTGCGAAAGACATAGGATTGATTAGGATAGATTAGGATAAATTGGATTTGGTTTACATGTTGGGTCTTACGCTAAGTACTGTGCTGCCCAACGAAGTTATTATAGGACAGATGCCCTTAATTGTCAAGTGTTTTTTCTAGGTTTTTGATTGTGTGATCGAGTTGGTCAAAGAACTTGTCCATACCGTCAGATTCGGAGTAACCGAACATCTTTGCTGCTTCGACCACCTTCTCCTTAATTTTTAAGGCATCGGGGTCATCGGACAGAGAGATACGAAAAAAGAAAACCTTCTGCTTCTCAAGGAATGTCTTGAGTCGCTTTAGATGATCTCTTCTTTCTTCGACACTATACTCTGCAAGATGCATTAAATCGTTAGTGAGTTCTAATTGTAGTGACTCAAGTTCCATGATTGTATCACGAACTTGATCGGAGTCAAAAAATCTCATACGACTTGCTCTTTAAGAATTGACTTGTATTTCTCGACATCAATATTTAGGAATGGTTTATACTTTTTAATTTTGAGACTGACGGTATTCCACACCGGGTCTTCTAACTTCTTATCGAAGTTCTTCACGTATCCTAGAATGATATCTAAGATTACCATAGTCTCAATAGACAAAGCACCCTGCAGATATTTTTTCAATACCTCAGGGTGTGACTGTCCCTTGATAGAGAACAGTTGTTGAAAGTTTTCTTTACTTACAAAGACTTCTACTTCAGTTTTGAACATGTAACTCATAGTCTGGGATCGTTTCATCCAAGACTTTAAGTTATCCTCACCAGCAGATATGATCTCTCCAATCCACAGTCGGTCAGGGTCATCACATTCAACAAAGTTTGCTAGGAAATACTGTTTGATTTCATCATCTGTCTTCTTACGAGACATACGCTCAAAGAAGTAACGATCTTTACGATTATTATATGCCTGAACAGATGCCCTAGACTTACCAGAGTATTTGAAGTAACTATAACTCTGCTTTGTGAAATGATTTTTGAATGCTAGGTATGTTTTGTATACATCAATCGGTGTCATTTTCAATTTTAATAATCACAATGGAAGTTTTGCTCTCGTAGTCTTCTTCAGGAAGTTAAGTTGAGTAGCATCATACTTAAGTTTTTCCTTCAATGGTTTTGAAATCAGTTTACCAACAGATTCCATCTCGATCTTGTTCTCTTCACAAAACGTGAGGATAGCATCGATGTAATTGAACTTGTAAGTCTTGACTAGACTTTCAACCTCTTGTGCAAACTTTGCTTGGCACAAGAACTTCTCCTTGATCAGGTCATCAACTTGGTTCTCCATGTTCTCCTGTTTTGAACTCAACGAACTTTTTGATGTACTCTGTGAGAAGTTTAATATAGTAACCCTTGTTTGTTTTTTCGTAGACAAAGCATTCTCCATTTTCTGCAACCATAATAGTGATAAGTTTTTTGACTGGGATACCAGTCATTTCAAAATACATGCAAGCATAAGCAGTCTCTTGCACGAAATAATTTTCAATCCATTTCTCGGGTTTAATCTTGGCCGAGGTTTTAAAGTCGATGACTGCAAGTTCTCCGTCGTACTCTGCTATGCAGTCTACTCTCCCCGCAAGACCAAGATAGTCACTATACAGTGACTGTTCTATAACATGTATGTTATTTATACGGTCAAGGTTCTCCTTCGCTGAGAGTAGGAGAAACTTGGTAGAGGGGAGCATATCAATGTCCTTGATAGGAACATTCTTAATGTATTGCTCTACAGCATCATGGAACTTTGTCCCACGAAATGTAGATTCTCTAAGAATTTTATTTGCTGCATCGTTCCCAACTTTCTTTCTCCAGTTAACGAAGACTTCACGGTTATAGAAACTCGTGACGGAGGTGATAGATGGATACATCTTTCCTGATGGAACTTCATAAAAACGAGTCCCATCAATCATGGTTGCTTCTAAATCAGTTTCACCTTTTAAATTATCTAGATGGACAAACATTAAATACCGAGTGCAATTTTAGTCATGATGTAGTTACGAACAAATCCAGATCTAACAATATCATTAACGTCGTACTCTACACAAGTAAAGTCATCAGTCATTGCTTGGATGATCTTCATGAAATCAAGGATTCCATTCCGCTCGTTGGTCTTCACTAAGTCAGACTGTGCTGCGTCTCCACAGAAAACAATCTTACAATTTTCACCAACTCTGGTTATTATACTATCAAGTTCATGAAAATTCAAGTTCTGCATCTCGTCAACGATGATGATGCAGTTATCCATGGTCGTTCCACGAATGAATGATGTAGACCAGAAGCGAATAGTCTCCTGTGCTTTGAGTGCTCCATACAGCATCTCAAATTCATTCTCATCCTGCATCTCAAACATATACTTTACCATATTCTTATATGGAATCTGCCACATAGAGGTCTTATCCTCTAGGTCGCCAGGCAAGAAACCAATCTCACGAGTAGAAACAAGAGAACGAACCACATACACCTTTTCATAAGGTGTGAATTGATCTAATACGTCTTTAAGTGCAAGGTAGAGTGCGACAAAAGTTTTGCCTGTACCTGCTGCACCATAAGCAAACATATTTTTGCCTGCGTTATATGCCTCAAAGAACTTTTCTTGGTTATCTGTTAATGGTTTGATGTCAACCATTAAATCAGAATTGATTGGTTTCTTTCTCTTCAGTTGTCTTGAACTCATACTGCCGACTCCAACGCTGGAACCGCCTTTTCTCTTTTTAGCTGGCATACTTAGATCTTACTAATGTTAGCACCTGGGACTGACTTGACCTTAGACAGGACATCATTCCATCCAGGATTCTTCTTACGAAGTTTATCCTTCCATTCACCGACTTCACCTGAAGCAGGACAGGTAGATGGATCACTCCAGTCTCTCTTCCAGTCAGGATTATCATCACACCACTGAGACCATTCAGTGACGCTCATGATTATTTCTTTTTGTTCACCAGTCTCTTTATGGACTACTGGATATGTTGCCATGGTTACAAAACTCAATGAATTATTTATTATACCCAGTCAAGGGCTTCAGAAACAGTAGGGAACTGTTCCATGAATACTGTCTTCGCATCCTCTGCGACCTGCATGTGCTCCTTCTGAGTTCCGTTAGCAGTCCTCAGAGTTATATAATGTATCCATGACCTACATGAGCCGGTCATGTAAATTTTGGTGGGTGTGCAGAGAGGAAGCACATTTCTTGCACATTCCTTTGCCACACCACGCTCAAGCATCTGCTGATACAATGCCATGGAGGAGTCAAACAGAGTCTGCATTTGCAGTTCCATGTTCTGAGTTATGAAAGGATCAAGGTCATCAATCGAGTTCTGACGATTCTTTGTATCCTGACGGCGGAGTTCAGGCAGAGGAATCTTGCTACTAAGCAAAGATGAATCTGCATACCGTTGTGAAAATTCTTGATATGTAAAACTTCTATGACGCAATATCTGAGCCGCAATAGCACGGGTAGTCTCAATCTCTAAGGTCATAGTGGATTGTTCAAACACAGACCAGTGGTTGTGCTTGATACAGTAACGTAAAAGACCAGCGTACTTGTCGTTCTCCTGGTTACTGGGGTTGGAAACTCTAGCGATATACGCCATGGTTTTTTCTGCGTCAGGAGTAACGCTTACTAGTTGTGCTCTCATAGTTCAGTCGGGATAACCATCATCGTCTTCAAAAATCTCATCGTAGTCACCTACAATTGTAGTATTTCTCTCATATGTATATGCTTGTACATCCGAGTGAACCTCAGACTCCAAAGCATCGACAAGAGACTTTAAATTACGTACAATGAGTTTTAGTTTTTGTTTGTCCATAAACTCAATTACAGTATCCATACATTCTACACAAAAAAAGCGTGTCTGTCAAGACACGCTTCGTATATTAATTTAATAGTCTCCTACATATTCGTTTACATACCGATTGAGAATCATCGCACTCAATCAAACAATCAAAATAGTCATCTGCTAAATCCATTTCATCATTAGATTTTTGTCCAGGATGCCTCCAGTCAGCTAATTGGTTACTTGACATAACATTATGCATGGTTTAACCTTTAAGATTTTACAACATTAATATAGAAAAGTTTTCAGATCATAGGATTTTTTTAGTTCTGTACTATTTAGTATAGTTTGTGTTAATTCACTAACATTTGTTAATTCGTTACTTAAAGACAAAAAAAGAGAGGATAGTTAATCCTCTCTGCAATGTAAGTTAATGAATCACTTAGTATAAGTACGACCACGATAACAGAATGTACCGTGTGACTCTTTGTTTTCTACACAACGAGTAGAATACTCAACACCACGATATGAGGTGTGAAGAATTTGTGCGTTGTGAAGTGCAGATGCTTTGTCGATCTGCTGCTTTACCATTTGAAGGGTGTTCATGTTGTTACTCCTAAAGTAGTTGGATTTTTAGGTCCGTTCCTTTAGTCGTTTGCGTCCCAATACCACTCACATTCTGGAGCAGAATCCTTTAAGGTTTCTACTAACTCAACCTTGAGTAAATTACTAAGGTTTGGATTTGCCTCAATCTTCTGCATGATAGCATCAGTTTGAGTGCAGGTGAGTGTCGTATAGAATAATAGTTCTAGCATGGGATGAACGGCTCCGTTCCGCGACTTACTTGCGTCTCCTAGTTAAGTCCTAATTTAGTACAAACTAGGAGATGAACGACAGGTCCATTATAGACCTCATACATTATTTAGTCAAGTAGTTCTGCATTATCGTTTTCTTTTATAAGATTGGATACTACCTTTTCTGTACCATCAATAACTTTAATCTGATACAGGTTGGACTTCATATACTTCTTAATTTTCTTGTACTTCTTCTTGACTTGTTCAATACCATCAAAGTTGATATCAACATTCAGATTATTGTCAGTCATTTCTTTTTCTTTTCTTCTTTCTTGGGTTCGCTACCAGGAGCATTCCACAGTTTAGGATTAGCAGTACCGGCAGACTGATACATGGTAATAAAACTAGTCTTATACTTGTCCCAATAATGATCAAAGATATCTACTTTCTTAGTAGATATTACTAAATCATACTTCTTACCATCATCCTTGTAGTATTCTACAACGAAGCAAGTATTAGGAAGTGATTTGTCATCTGCTAATTTAACATCACAATCCTCTTGTAGGATTTTAATTTTACTCAACTGCGACCTCCCCAGATGATGTCAGGATATGCCTCAGAGACAATCTGCTTAGTAATCTTATACTTTTCTTCCAGTTTCTTATCCTTTACCAGACACAGAATCTCTGCATCAAGTGGGTGCAAACCTTCAAGCATCTGAATAAACATGGTCTCTCTACGAAGAGACTTCAGTTGGTCGTTACCACCCTTACAGAAGTTATAGAACCTCTGATACTCCTTACGGATAGTGGTTCTACCTCTCTTCATGTCACCAAGTCCCATGGAATCATCTTGATTATATTCCATAGTACCAACTGCCTGAGCAATCTTGGTGCTGAGTGTTCCTGTAGTGATCTGTTCATCCCTCATACTTGCGTAAGGAACTTCACCAGGGGGAAGAAGGGAGATTACACTCTCATCAAAGTTCCAAATGAATAGTGCTTTGAGAGAATCATGTACATGCTTCCTAAGAACTTCTATCTTCTTTGCTTTTGTCTTCTGTTTGTTGACAAGAGCA